ATGGAAGAGTATGTTTTCCCAAAACTTGGGAAAAAGCCTATTGATGCAATCAAGCCAAAAGAACTAATTCAAGTAATCAAAAGTATTGAAGACTTAGGTTATACCGAAGTTGTAAAAAAAACCCGACAACGGCTAACAAGTATTTTTGCATTTGCAATGTCGAAAGGATTTATTGAAAGTAATCCAGCCTATGGTCTTCAAGATATTTTCATCCTTTCAAAGAAAACCAAACATCATCCTCAATTACCATTAGAAAGATTGCCCGAGTTACAAGCTAAATTAGCTTCCGACACTGGTCATCCACTTACTCGGCTATGTGTTGAATTTGCCTTACATACTTTTGCTCGTTCAAGTGAAATCAGATTTGCAAGGTGGAAAGAGTTTGATTTTGAAAAAGCTATTTGGACCATTCCCCCAACTAGAGATTTTGTAGAAGGTTATAAATACTCTTATCGCGGTGCGAAAATGAAAACACCTCATTTAATTCCTCTATCAAACCAAGCACTAGCTATAATAAAAGAGGTCTACAAATACAGCGGACACACTCAAAATGTTTTTCCTAAAAACGGTGATCCGCATGGCTTTATGAGTGAATCAACTATCAATAAAACTCTACGCCGTCTCGGATATGATACAAATACAGAAGTTTGTGGGCACGGCTTTAGAGGTATGGCCTGTGCAGCCCTAATCCAAAGTAAACTATTCCAGAAAGATGCTGTTGAAAAACAAATGAGTCATCAAGAACGTAATAATGTACGACTTGCATATACTCATAAAGCAGAGTTTCTAGAAGAAAGAAAAGCAATGATCAATTGGTGGAGTGATTATCTTGATGCTAATAAATATGAATATATATCTCCTTATGACTTTACCGAACAACTATTAGGTGAAGAAATTATCCAGTTCAAATATTCAAAGTTAGCAAAATAGTCAGTTAGTGCAAGTTTGCTAGACAATGCTTGCTTCCAACACCACGCTAACTGAGAATTTTTTATTAGAATGAGAGCTTATTAAATTATGGAAATGATAGATAGAACAAAATCATTATTAGATGAATACCCCGCAATAGATTCAGGAAATAGATTTCTTGATATTTATCTTGTGCAAAGAGAAATCTGTCAAAATGCTTTAGATGGCATTTTAAAATTTTGGGAATCAGAAAATAACGAAGTACATCACCATTTGATGAATCTTTTTTTTCAAGAACAATTAAATAATATTTCAAATAACAATAGCATTCCTCCTGAGCTATCAGTACTTTTTAAACTCACTCCCACTATCGCGGATAGCTTAGATCTTTTAATGAAAAAGGCCCCAATTGAGCTTCCTGAAAAATTCTTCTATTCTTTAGCTAGACTATATGCAGCTGCTGATGCAATAGCGATAGATTTACATAATCTTTTAGAGCAAGAGCATGAGCCAGAAGATATTGATAAAATACTTATAGAAAGATTAACCACAGATACTCCTTTTTTTACACAACTAGCTTTGCTAATTGGTGGCTTAAGACAAGAATTTATTACTCGGTTTGAATTATTAAGTAAAGAAGAACAAGAGCAAGTACATAAAAAAGGGAATAGAGCTCGAGCAAAAAAATATGAACTAATTAAAGCCCAAGTCTTTAAAAAATTTAAGGAAGGTAATTATCGTTCTTACAGCGACTTTGCTAATAAAGAGCATAATAATTTTGAAGTTACATACACTACATTAACTAGGTGGCTTAGTGAATTAAGTTAATACTACGTTTGCAAGCAAACGTAGTATTGTTCTAGTACAGCTTATATTCTTCTAGAACAGTGATTTAATTGAAAAAAGAACATACTAATAATGTGACCATATTTACACAAATTTGGTTATATTATGCATAATGGTCCTCTTAGAATTCAATTTAGTACTGCATGTCAGCTACTTGATGTAACACGTGAGTCCCTTCGACACACTATACGCAAAGATCCTACATTTCCACGACCGATGAAAATGGGTACATCAAAACAAGCGCCCGTATTCTTCGACTATGCAGAATTGGTTGAATGGCATAACAGCAAGAAAACTGCTGCTTCAGAAATGGAGGCATAGTGATGTTTATACCATATCGATCTAATTCAGAACTCAACCTCATGTCTAGTAAAGAATTACTAGAACTAATTAATCATGTTCGTCATGGCGTAGGAGAGCCTCTACTTCGCCTGAACAGTTTCAATACAAAAATTGAAGATGAACTTGATGGAGAGAACTACACAAAAAATGTAGTTCAAAATTTCAACAACACGGAGTCAATTGTATTTCAACTCACTCTTGATCAATGCATGCTGATCGGTATGCGTGAATCAAAAGCCGTTCGTAAAAATGTTTTAGCTGCATTAAAGCAAAAACAAACACCCCTCTTACCTCAATCTTTCTCTGAAGCACTTCAGTTAGCAGCAGATCAGGCACGAAAAATTGAAGAAGACAAACCTAAAGTTGAGTACTACGAAAAAATTGTAGTTCGTGACACTTTACTCAATGCGACTCAAGTAGCTCAGAAAATTGGTTTATCCGCTATAGCCTTAAATAAACTTTTGGACTCTCTAAAAGTTTATAGCCACGGCGTAAAGCGTGCACGTGTATTTCAACAATGGTTTATCGATAAAGGGTTTGGCGAATTAAAACAAACTGATCTGGGTTACTCACAACCAATGTTTACGACGAAAGGCGAAGCTTGGGTAATTCAAAAATTAGTAAGTGAAGGGGTTATTTCATGAAATATTCACCTATTTTTAACTTCGCCCTTTTCAAATTAATTTTATTGATTTATATTAAGTCTGTCTGGTGCAAAATCACTAGATTAGCTTTGGTCGGCTATAATTACACAAGCGCATACAGTCCGCTTCGGGCTTTTTTTATGCGTAAAATCTCTATGCTTCCGCATTCCTATGGTGAAGCTGGAGAGGGACATCTTCGGATGTGCGGGTCTCTTGTGTACCTGTCGACCAACCCTTTTCAGCTTTGCCACCCTCACTTGGTCGTGACTGGTAAAGCTCCGAAACAAACACAAGGAGCGCATTCATCATGAACGCTAAAGTACAAATTCAATTACAAGAGCAATTAGTCCCTTTCTATACCGCTACTAATTTATTAAATGCTTATGCACTTGCATATGAAGTAGCAACTCAACTTCGCACTTTAATCAATCAAATAGGTAAAGCTGCAACCTTCGTTAAAACATATGCTGAAGAACGTAGTTTCGATAATTCAATCTTCACAGAGATTGAAAATTTAATTGCAATATCTCTTCAACTTTCCAACTCTCATGCTGATATTTGTAGCGCTGAAATAAATAGACATCGTCAAGCACCATATGATCAATACGACGCTGGCGATCTATTTGGAGCTTACTCACTTGCTCAAGAAAATACATCCTGGCTAGAAACTTTAATTTCTCAAATTAAAATCGAAGTTGAATTGAGTAAAGAGACAGTAAAGGATGTTATTCACAGCGCTGTCTTTGCGACCCTTGAGCATTTAATTAATATTGCTGAGTATTTAGCTGAAACTAATGTTGGAACTTTTTCTACTGAAAGTGAAAAGTATGAAGCTGAATGGGAGACATCTAAAAATGGATAAATCCCAAGTTCCAGTTAATAAAGATTCAGTTCAGCCAACTACAGAGCCGAAACAAAATTCACAATCTTCTACATATGTAGAATCTGTCCGTATAACGCCAGATCGACTCATTAATGCCATGATCAATAATATTCGGCAAGGAGGATCTGATGAGCATTGATGCAATTCGGTGGTCATGGACAGCTTCTGTTAAAACCTCTGCCCAACGCCTGGTTCTGCTTTCACTAGCAGACCGGGCTGGTGAAGAACATACCGCATGGCCTAGTATTGATCGCCTAGCTGCTGATACTATGCTAGACAAAAAGACAGTTCAAAAAGTTATATTAGAGCTCATAAAACTTGGGCTAGTGAGCGATACAGGCGAACGTACGGGACCAACAAAAAGAGTCCGTATACTTAAATTAAACGGCGTAAAAGGCCGTGAAGAATATAACCAAAATCTGAATAATTCAGCTTCAAAAAATAATACTAAATCCAGAACAAATGTACCTAAAAATGGGAACATTAAACATTCCCAAAAACGGAATGATTCCGATAATGGAAATATCCCCGAAAACGGGATTTTGAATAATCCCCAAAACGGTACTTTGAATGTACCCAATTTTGGGATGCAGAACCAACCATTGAATCTACCAATAAATCTCTCTCAAGAGCATGACTGGATTCCTAGTGTTGATCAGCTGATGACAAAGATAAAGATGGCAGGTCACGGCCAAAATATAGATTTGATCTTTGGCCTACCTAGTTTCGAATTTGAGCTGAGTGCATTCAACTCTTACTTTGAGAACAGTGGATTATCTGATAGCAAAAAGCTTCATAAGTTCACGGCTTGGATCGTAGATAAGTTTGAACGCTATAAAAAGCAAAATCCTGCATATGGCATTCATCCTTCTTTGGAAACTGGACAGCAAGCTATTACTGCTCGGCCATTTATCAATTTGCCGACTAAGCCTAAAAGCTTATTAGGAGATGCTCAATGAATACATCAATCCACAACTTACAAATTGAGCAAGCTGTTCTGGCAGCATTGATGACTGTAGCAAATTCATATAATCAGGTTGAAAGCTTGCTAACTGAAGAAGATTTTCATGCTACACGCCACAAAATGATTTTTAGCGCCATAGTTGACCTAGATTCAAAAAATTCGCCTTATGATGCCGTATTGGTAAACCAATGGCTAGAAATGCATGGATACTCAGAAGCTGCTGGTGGTGAGCAATACATCATGCAGCTTCTAGGTGATGCACCTTCAAGCTTTTATAACCTGATGTCGTATGCTGAGAAACTGAAAGATCTTACTACTTGCCGCAAAGTTGAAGCACAAGCCCATAAGGTCATTCAAAGTGCCCGTAGTTTGACCGTAAGTCGTGGTGATTTAGTTTTGAATGCACAGACAGCCTTTGCGGAAATAAGTACAGAACAAGGTAGTGAAAACCTTTTCCATATTCACGATGCTGCAAACAATACGTTTGTTGAGATGCACCGAAAAATGGAAGCCGCGATTGCGGGCAAAACACTAATTAATGGTATTCAGACTGGGATATATGACCTTGATAAAAAGCTTGGTGATGTTGAGCCCGGTTGCCTAATGGTAGTGGCTGCACGTCCAGCAATGGGTAAAACAACGATGCTTCAACCTATTGCAAATCATGTAGCAGTCATTCAGAAAAAGCCTGCCCTTATCATGTCTGGTGAGATGCCAAAAGAACAAATTGCTATGCGTCTCTGTTGCGCCATTGCACCAGCAGATATTGGGATAGTACGCAACTCCCCTCACCTTTTGCCTAAAGACGAATTTACGGCGTATACCAATGCTGTTGTAATGCTTCAAAATGTACCGATGTATATCAATGATACGTCTCGCCCCTCGATAGCGAATATTAGGGAATCTATCCGTAAAGTAAAACATCAGTACGGCGCCGTTGGTGTGGTGCTGGTGGATTACCTTCAGATCATGAAGACTACAAAACAGTTTGCCCGAGAAGATTTAAAGATTGCCTACTTCACTGGTGAACTTAAAGCCATGGCCAAAGAGTTTGATTGCGTCATAGTCCTATTATCTCAGCTCAACCGTGAACTAGAGAAGCGTCCAAACAAACGCCCAATGCTGTCGGATCTACGTGAATCCGGTGCAATTGAACAGGATGCAGACCAGATCGTTTTCTTGTACCGAGATGAGATCTATAACAAAGAATCTCAATATCGAGGTATTGCTGAGGCCATAGTAGGGAAAAACCGCCACGGAGAACCAGGTACTGCGTACATGTATGCTCAATTGAAGTACTGCCAATTTACTAATTTAGATCATGAAGCACTTAATCAAATCCAAGGAGCAACAATATGATGTTTGTGGATAACAGTTGTATAGACTCGACTGTATTTAAGAAATCACCTGCTGAAAGATTTAAAAATCTTAAAACCCAAAAAAAAGTAAAAGAGTTCTTCATTAAGCGCCGAGGATATAAGCGCCCAGACTTCAACAGAATGATTGTAGATTTGCGCAACCTTGGATGGTCACATGAGAAAATAGCCTTTGTATTACCAATATCAGGTGCATCTACTGTTAGCGAATGGGCACGTGGTGGAGTACCTAACTATGAAAATGGTGAAGCATTTATTGAACTTTGGAAGAATGAAACCGGGATTGATAGATTCCCACGCGAAGGTGAATGGCAAACATATAAATACGATATTGGTCAATTAGGGTTACTTTAAATATCATTTAAAAGCCCTAAATAGGGCTTTTAAAAATGTTAGTAAGTAGTCATTATTCAGTATTTTTATCGTGTAACAGACAGTAGACTATCATGTAACACACCTTTTTTTATCGTGTAACACCTCAAACAATTATCATGTAACACCCTTAAATTGTCCATTTTTTATCGTGTAACAGTAGATTTTCATATTTTTTGATCAAACTAATACGTATTACTTAGCAACAATTTTCATAGGTTGAAAATCATCAATCATTACTTGCTTCGTTTTCAATAAGTCCTGACGTTTACCATCAACAACTAATACTGCACGCTTGACATGAATTGTCCAGGTACGGTCTGCCTCACACATATCTTCAGACTCTATAAATACTTTACCAAATGCTTTACCAGAAAGGTTCTGAACATCATCATAAGTAATGATATCTTCAGAGGCTCCTTTTATTTTCCCAGCCTTATCCTTTGCCACAAGATCCAAATACAGCTTGTCATTGGTTCCAAGAAAATCATGAATCGTTATATCCACCACGGCGGAACAGATTCCTGAATTTACATAGCCGGTCTTGGCATGCTGCAAAGTAATTGGAGTCGCTAAAACTACTGAACTAATAAAAGATAATAGTGAACAGATTAATATTTTTTTCATAATTGAAAAGTTACCTTGTATTAAAGCCATAAAGGAATCTAAGTTATATCAATCAATTTTGGATATAATTTTCTGTTATTATCCAGCTTTTTTTCTTACCATCATAAATAGGCTGTAACTTTGCAACAGTTACGTAATGCCAAAAGCCATGACGTTCATTATGAATTGGTAGAACAATTACAAAGTCACCCTTTTTAAATTCAGCTTTTATATTCCCACATGGTGCACTTACTTCTTGGAATCCATCTTGAGTAATAATATTTACTTGTACATCCACTGCAGAGCGCCCTAAATCTCCCATAACGGATTCTTGAAGTGTTCTTTGTATTGAAGCATTCTCAAGAACAAATCCGTGGATAGGTTGATTATGCTTGATTTGAGAGCTATATTTTCTACGAATAAATGCCGTTAAATCTTTTGGTGTGTTGAAAATCAAAACTTGTTTGCTTTTAACCTTATGGACAATAAATATAATAACTATTAAAACTAAAAGGACTGCGGCTAATAAGATGTATAACATTTAAATCTCTTTTTTAATATCTATCTAAAGTGACTCATATACCAACTATAGCTGAAATTAAAATATGCAAAACACCTTTTATTTTAATGAAATTACTGCACTACCCTCTCAAAGTCAGGTGCACGGATATCACTAATATCATCACCCCAGAAACGCTCACGGTCTTGTTGTCTTTCAGCTTTACGCAAAGCCTTCTCACGATACCCAGGTGCAATGGTGTCTTGCATCTCATCAAATACCATGCGGTTTATGGCTGCTTTTGTATACCATAAATTTTGCGCTGGAACTTTACCTTTCACAAACCTAAAGGCTTCATTGCCAAAATTGGTGTCCTTGCCTTCATTGTACTGAGTTAAATTACCAACCGTTAAACCTAAGAGCGCAGTGAAATCACTACCAAGTGGACCAGCTACAAATGAGTTTGCATCACGGCCAGAAGTATCAGTACCAGCAACTAAAATATCACCCAAGAATGATAACCCGCCACCCTGTACGGCAGACCTAACAAAGAAGCTACTTGCTTTTTTAGGATCGTCACTATCCCACATGGTTTGAGGATCATTGCCATTAAGTAACTCTTTTAATTGAACTACTAACCCACCAAGTAAAGTAGTCATCACAAACAAAGGGATTGCATATGCCGCTTTGCCTTTTAAGCCTTCTTGCGCCATTGTTCTGCTGCCATGACGCATCAAAAAAGCTACAGAGAAAGATTTAAACTGAGTTATACCCCTAAAAATCTCACCTGTTTTAGTTCCTCTAGCTCCAACATTTATTAAGGTCTTTTCACGAAGCCCTGCCTCAATAACGGCCATGCCCTGCTCATCAAGTAAATGTGCTTGAAGTTGGGAAGCAACTTGGTCTTTAATTTGTTTAGGATCACCAAATGAAGTTAGTTTTTCATCTGGAATTTCATAGATAGAACGCGCTGACATAAGTTGATTACCTTTGCGGTCAACGACTGGATCTGCTAATTGGAATACCTGCCATGCACGTTCATCTAAACCAGTATTTGAAAGCAATTCGCGGTCTTGTACATCTAAATCATTCCAAGCTTTAGAACGGCTTAAACGCCCGTACTTTTCCATAAGCAACTTAGTGAACCCAACTTTAGAAGCTGATGTAAGCGCATTAAGGAATGAAACACGCATAACCTGAGTAGCCACCCCACTTGAAATACGGGCAAGTTTTTCAGACTTACTATAAGTTGAAGTAAGCCCATCATCCGACCAGCGAGCAATCGAACCTAACATTTCTTCTGTAGCTAAACCTAAACTATGCGCTAACTCTCGATCTGCTTTATTGGCTGGGTTGAGTTGTCCGATTAATTCCCCGAAAGCTTTACGATATGAAAGACCATGCACATGAGCTGTTTTAGCAATGGTTGCCTGATCAGTAGTCGATGCAATGGTAGTTCCTCCAAGCAAAGAGAAAATATTCATTGAGCGATATGCAATACCTAAATTTGCTAAAACTTGCGACTCTGGGGAGTTACCACCACTGAACTCATCAAACATAACTTGCGCGCGATTTAGTACTGGATTATCCTCAGTCATAATTCTTTTAGCTTCACGATCTTTTTTGTCGGCTGCATTCTTTAAGATTTTAAAAGCTGTCTTCGGGTTACTGCCTAAGTTTTCGACCAACGCAATATCTTTTGATAGGCCTTTGATATGAGCTTCGACCAAGTCTACAAACCGCATACCACCAAACTCTGATTGATATTCAAGCCATGATTCAGCATCTTTAAAGTGTAAGACACGACTTTCACCATGGCGGTTAGTAACTTTGGAATCTCCACCACCTGTAGGTTGTCGACCAACTTCAATTTTATTTGCACCGTCACTTGATAGCGTGTCATAGGTATATTCAAGCAATGAGCGTATTTCTTGCTGTGAGTAGTAATCGCCGTTCTCATGCACATATTGACGGGTATCGACTAATGATTCAGCTTTAGTTACCCATGCTTGTTTACCAGCCTGAGCAATTTTTTCTAAATTGTGAGTTTGTGGTAAACCCCAATTATCTAGCTTTCCAATGTCGCCGCCGTTCCGGTTAAATCGGTCACGCATGGTTTCAAAGACATCGCCCATCTTGTCACTGATCTTTTTAGCTAATGCATCACCAGTGTTTTCACCGAAGCGCTCACGTACAATTTTTTGCACTAACTCTTGGTCTGTGAAGATACCCAAGCCGCCTTTAATGTTGGTATAGAAATCCGTTAAAAACCCTTCATAAATTGAGGCAATCCCACGTGCTTTAGAGTCGATTGACTGGATGCCTGACATATCACCATGCGCTGCAACCATACGGTCTACAACTTCACTTGCTGATAACCTACTGTGATCTAATTTAGCCAAATTTTTAGATTGTGTAAGAATGTCATTCGCAGCAATTTTATGTTTGCGTTTTAATTGTTCTTGAATGTCAATTGCAACTTGCTTAGATGCTTCTGTGAGTTTTTCAGAGTCAGAAAGATTGCGCCATTTATCAATATCTTTGCGTGCCATGTTGCGCATGGCTTCATTGATGCGTGATTCAATTTTTATTGCTTCTTGAGCTGTAAGGGATTGCTTGCCAAGCGCTTTAGCTACTGCCTGTTTGCATTGTTCTTTCATTTTCATATTCCTATTTTCTAAAACTTGGAACAACACCAACGTTATCCACCCAATATTATTAATTTAGAACGATATTCATATTCAAAAAATGGGTAAATTCAGAAACAAAAAAAGGAGGTTTTAAAGCCTCCTATTTACTCATTTATATAAAATCAAAAATTCATAGTGTTCAATGAATTCTCCTATTAACGGGATCTCCCTTACTTATACGTTCTAGAATTTGTTTGACAGAATCCACTTCCTTTAAAATTAAATTTATTTCAAAGCCAAATGAATGCTTGTTCAATAGACGCTTATATTTATTCTCAGGATCGAGATAATACCCCGTAATAATTAAAGCATTCGATATATTGTTGATCCAAGCTAATGCTGTCCTTAAAGAGGAGTAATATATATCTTTTGGCTTCGCCATAATTAATAGCAACTGATTTAATTCTTCAAGGTCATTTACTATAACTAATAACTGATGAATAAATTGCTTCTGAAAAAGCTGATTAGAATCTAGATAACGAATATCTTCCTGAAATTTTTTCAATTTTTCTGGAGTGCTTTTACATAGATCAATAGCTCGGGTAATATTGGTTCCTGTAATCGGTTCAAAAAACTTCTTTTTAGATCCCATGTGTAATCCTCCTAAGCTATAAGGTAACGATTAATTCGAGGTATTTCTTTTTCTGTTTTATTAGTCAAATGCATCCAAAGTTCAACAAAGGCAGCGCCGTTGTCATATTTCATGACACTTCCACAGATCCATTCTCTGACTGAGGAAGCCCCTGATATTGGCAATACATATGCAATCTTCTCAAGTGTCCAACCCAGATTTTTCAAATCTACAATCATTCTGTTGAAGTCTGGAGCTAAATAGTTTAGCAATCTCTTATTAAAAAAAAGATTTTTAGGTGTGGAGAAGCAGCATAACTCAGCAAATATATTCATAGTTCAGCCCTATCAATTTATCTAATTAGGACTTGGATTAGGTCCACAAAAAATGGGTATATTTTCAATAAAACGCGCGCGCGCGCGAGGGAGACTGTAAAACACCCTATTTCTCTTACTTTTCCTATCCATAAAAACCCCAACTCTGGCCAACAAATCTCAAACTAAATCACCCATTGATAAACGCTTTATTCGCCCTCCTAGGCTCTTAATAATTATTCATATACCTTGATTCATTTTTCTTTAAAAAAGCTAACAGAACTCAAACCAGTGAGAAATTGAGCTATTTTTTTAATTGGTTTTTGAGAAGGAACAATTCAAATCTATTTATTTATATTATTTTGACTATCTCAAATGCTGTAATTTATTGAGCCAATATCTCGTTTAGAGTGAATGATCGATTCTATGATTGATTCATTGATAGGTTCTGCATCCCAAAATTGGGTTGATTCTACATCCCAAAATTGGGAGTATTCAAAATACCAATAATAGGAATATTACCGTTTTTGGAATAATCCCATTATTGGGTTAGTTATGGGCTAGAAATCAGAGTAGCCAATTTTGATTTAAAATTTTTGCTTTTAGCTTTTGATGTAGTAACAGCATTTTTTTGATGTAGTAACATAATCAGCGTATATAAAACAATCAAAATCATGAATACCTGATATCTTCTATCAACCTTAGTTTTCGTAACTTTATCAAAATAATTTTTATTGATTTTACCTTATTAAAAGATAAATCTACTTAGGATAAAAACTAACCTCTAAATTACGATGAATATTGACAGACGTGTGCGTGCAAAAGAGTTTATGGCCCTTCTTTCTATAAAAAAGGATGCCTTCTATGACCGGGTAAATAGTGGTGAAATTCCTCAACCAATCCGCATTAACAAAAAAGATGTTTTCTGGTATGAGTCAGTTGTAAAAAAAGAAGTTGAAAAGTTTAAAGATAAACTGGATTAGCCTCTAATATGTTTAAGCAAAAATATATCATCACTGTAGAAAGCGAATCTCCACCTCAGATATGCTTAGGAGATAAAATTCACGGCGCCACAGTTATTTCATTAGAAGTAGAGCAATATCCCGATCTTGTAGATTTAGCATGGCTCACTAAACGCTTTCCTCTATCAAGAGAAATGCTCTCACAAAAATTAGAACTATTTAATGTGGGTGGTTCTGGAAAGAAATTCTATGATCCAAACATTGTTATTCCATTTCTAAAAACAGATTTAACACATCAAATCGGCAGACCAAGGAAGAACTAAATGAAAAAATATGAGCCAAAGCTTAATACCTACACCATGCTGTGCATGCGTTACATTTCACCAGTAGTTCACCTCGATACTCTTATTCAGGATTATTTCACCCATATTGATATCAAAACGGCACGTAAAAAGGCCAACTTTCATCAACTCCCATTCCCAGCATTCAAAATTGAACAATCTGCAAAAGCACCGTGGATGGTGAGACTTGAAGATTTCGCAATCTATTTAGATAGGCAATATGCACTCCACCGACAAGACTATGATGCTATGAATAGGTAATCACCCATATTCTTATCGATCACAATTAAATTTTTGAATATTTTCAAAATTTATAATTGAATATGTCAAAATATAGTTATTGAGATAGCTAATGAAAGTTATAACTCTTTATTATTTTTGGAGAGTTTTCCATCATTTTCAGCTATTAATTTCAAGTAGACCTGAGTAACTGATCACTTTAACGGTTGGTTCTAAGTTAGCTGAGGAAGTCGTTGAGTTATATAGGGATGTTTGATTAAATTTGAATGCTAGGCTTTAGACAAAGATATATAACTATTTAGGTATTTTTTGACTAATATCTAAAATGTAAAGTAAAGGTTAGTTTTATTTTATCAATTGGAAAAAATTATGGATAAGGAAGAGTTACTTAAAGAAGCTGAATTACAACTTCAAAGTTATTCAAAAAAAATAGATTTTTATACCTCTGAATACACAGTTGAAATTCTAGCCAAAAAAGTTGCTGAAAATGAATATACAGTTCCTGATTACCAACGTGAATTTACATGGGATCCTCCAAGAAAAAGTAAATTTATCGAATCTATTTTAATTGGCCTTCCAATTCCATTTGTATTTTTCTGGATGAATGGAGAGACCGGTAAGCTTGAGATCGTAGATGGCTCCCAACGACTTCGAACTATTGAAGAATATTTAGGAGGAAGATTAATTTTAGAAGGTCTTGAACGTTTAGACTTGTTGAATGGTACTTCTTTTAATGATTTGCCACTATCAAGACGTAGAAAGATCTTAAATATTTCGATTAGAGGGATTATCCTTTCAGAAAATACAGATATGGAAGCTAGAGTCGACTTATTCGAAAGGATTAATACTGGCAGTAAGGTCGCTAATCCAGCTGAAGTTAGACGCGGCGCACTCCGTGGCAAGTTTATGGATTTTGTTAATCGCTTAGCAACGAATGAGTTGTTTGCAAAATTGGCGCCTATTACTTCTAAACAGAAGAAAGAAAGAGAAGCTGAAGAACTAGTAGCAAGATTTTTTGCCTATTCCGATGGATTGGATGGGTATAAAGATGATGTTTCTCCATTTATATTTAGATATATAAAGAAAATGAACGATGCATTTGATAAAAATCCTGAATTAGAAGTGGAATATGAAAAACGCTTCCAAAGAATGATTGAATTTGTAGATAGGTCTTTTGAATTAGGATTCAGAAAAACCGTAGGTGCTAAAACAACACCTAGAGCTAGGTACGAATCAATTGCTTTAGGTTCCCATTTTGCTTTAGAAGTGAAACCGGATTTAAAGGTTGATATTCACACCACAAACCTAATATTAGATCGCGCTGAATTTAAGAAAGAAGTTAGTTCTGATGGTGCAAATGCGAGACGCAAATTGACAGGAAGGATTGATTATATGCGTAATGCATTATTAGAGGGAGCTTGACCTTGGAACTAGTACGTTCAGTCTTTGATGACAGAATTAAGGATATTGAAAGTTATTTTGAGTTAGTTAATAACATTGAATTAGCGATTAGTTCTGGTGGAGCTGTATTGCACTTTAATGGCAATAGCTACACAGTAAAACCTGAACAACAAAAAATTATGTACTCTGGTATCTACCTTCATTTATACAATCTAATAGAATCCACTATTTCAACTCTAATTGAGGCAGTTGAGAGACATGCAACATTAGGCATAAATGGCCAATTAGATTTATTAACCGAGAATATGCGCAAGTTATATGTTACTTCGGTAGCAGCACCTTACGAACTACTAACAAATGAAAAGAGGCTTGAAAGAGCCCTCTTATTATTTGAGCAAGTTCTTAACTTAAAACCAGTTTCTATTAAAATTCCACCGGGCGGTGGTGGGAACTGGGATGTGACAGAAATAGAAAAATTAAGTAAAAGCATTGGTGTTAACGTTAATTTATCTCCACCGTTAAAGCAAAAAGTAATGCGTCCATTTAGAGATGATAAAGCACCGATTCGATTAGTTAAAGAAATTAGAAATAAACTAGCACATGGCTCTATTTCATTCGCAGAATGTGGGAATAATCATGTAGCAAGTGATTTCAGAACACTTATTGATATCGTTAAGGATTATTTAACATATGTCATTGATCAGTATGATGCTTACATCAGTCAGCATGGATATAGAACACCTGTTCAAACAACTGCCTAGATATTTTTTAACGATGAGATAATACTTAATCCTACTATTTCTCCCAATCGTACAGGGACTGCATTGCCAATCATTCGACCAATCGTACTAAAAACCACAGGTTTATTAATAGGTGTAAATTGATAATCTAAAGGGAATGTTTGAAATAAAGCAGCTTCCCTTAAACTAATTGCACGATCTTGTTCTGGATGACCAAATCGACCATTACCAAATCCATAACACAAAGTTGTAATTGTTGGTGCTGGCTGATCCCAATGCATGCGACCATATACAGCAGAATAAAACTTACCAGATTCCTTCTTATGACATTCAGCACGTAACTCCTCTGGCCAATCTCTCCAAGTACCACCGGGCCTAGAGGCTTTAATGCGCTTTAAATTAATCTCGCTTAACCTAGAACACACATGTAATGGATCATTTTTTGATTTTTGGCCTGCTTGTAAATGCTCAAGGTCAAAAATTGTCTCTTTTACTGTAAGTGGCTTATCATGAGTAGGTTCAATTAATTTGATACTGTTGAGTTTTGATGCCAAAACTACATGTCGACGTCTAGTTTGTGGTATCCCATAATCAATACAAGCTATCTCTTGTGCAGTAATTTCATATCCAAGTTTTTTTAATTCATCAATAAAATCATGATAGACCTTATGTTTAGTCACATCTGGTACATTTTCCATGGTTACCAATTCTGGTTTAACTTCTTTAATTAAGCGAGAGAAGTGGTATAACAGAGGCCATTTTGAATCTTTTGTAGTGTCTCTTCCTTTATTATAGGTAGAAAAAGGTTGGCATGGAGCGCACCCTGCTAGCAAACGGATGCTACCCTCTGAATACCAGGAAGAAATTTCCGAAGCTGTTACCTCCGCAACATCCTTATGAATAAAAATTGCATTATTATTATATTCATATGCGAATTCACATTCCTTAGCAATGTCATATCCAGCCTTAACGTTAATTCCCGATTTAATCAGTCCTGCAGTTAAACCACCTACACCACAAAATAAATCTACTGCTTCAATTTGCAT